AGTCGCGAACACGCGAGTATGCAGTCGCTCGACGTACCGGACAGTCTGCCCGTCAATCGTGCGGCGGACGATGAAATATGGAACATCCTCATTCCCGTCAGCGACGACTGACACGTCCTCGAATATCGCGCCCGCGCCGCTCTCGTGCTGCGTCCAGGCCCACACCTCGTGTTCTTTCATATAGGTCAGAGACAACAGCGAGCCGTCGTCCATGATCACCCATGCAATCGAGTAAGGCGCTTGGCAATATGCCCACGCCTTGATGTTCTTGTTCTCGAACAGATGGCGCGCAAGGATTGTCAAGTCCTTGCCGGTGAAACTGTCCTGCGCGAACTCATAGGAGAAATCACGCACGACGCCGCCGCGATCTTGCGAGAACAGAACCGTGTTCCCGACGATGATCGGCTGCACCTTCGACGCGCCGCGATATCCCTGATTATCGATCTTGACCGACGATGGCGTGATCGCATCCGATTGCGAGCCGCCAGAGACGATCCATTCCGCGCCCGATGTGAGGAGCATCAGGCCCTTGAGTTGCAGCATCGAGCGGATTTCGTTGACCTGCCGCGCCTTGATGCGGAACGTCACCGCATCGCTTGCCTTCGAAGGTGACGAATATCCGAAATTCTCATAGTTGGCCGATTGCGATAACCACACGGCTTGCGGATCGTTTTCAGTCGAGGCGAACCCGAGCCGCTGCTCAACGAACGTCGCGCATCGCGGGTAGTTGCCAGCGCCGACAAATGGATTGCGCGCAGTTTGAGGAGTATCAGCCAGATCGGCAACGATATTTTCGTCCTCAAAAGACAATCCAGAAGTGCCGCCGATATATCCATAAACGCCGTTATCCTCTTTGTAGATGATATAACGATCCGCGCCGGTCACGGCCGACCAATCGACCTTGTTCTTGTTGTTGGCGATGGACAGATCATTCGTGGTCGTCGCCAACGTGGACGGCAGGCTCTCTTCGCCGCTCTCTTCCGAGACCGCCGCGACCTTGTAATTGTAAACCTCTGTTCCCGTACCCACGAGGGCCGAGGCGACGACGCCTGTTGGCGCGATGATCGTCGGGGCGAAGGTCACGGCCGTCATCGTCCAGTTGTCGTCAGCAAGGCGCGAGAGCTTTTGGACAGGGTGCGAAGGATGGCAGAGGTACATGACATCCGCCTCTTGAATGAAAACGATCTCATCGACCTGTGTATGCAGATAAGGCGTCGTCACTTCATACGGAAACCCGCCGGACAGGATCAACCCGCCGTCGCGGAACACGCGGAAATACAGATTGCCGAATTCAAGCTCATACGATTGCGGTCTGACCTATGAGGGCGCGCCTGACGCGACCATCGGCGGGCTGGAGCATCTTGAGGGGCAGGATGTCGTTGCGCTGTCTGATGGCAACGTGGTGCGGAACCTGACGGTCTCCGGCGGCTCCGTGACGCTGCCCAATGCCGGTTCGAAAGTCCATGTCGGATTGCCGATGGTGGCGACAATGCAGACGCTCGATCTCGATCTCGGCGCTGTGCAGGGTCTCGGCACGGTACAGGGGCGAATGAAGTCTGTTTCGGAGGTGACATTGCGCGTCGAGAATTCACGCGGCATCTGGCTTGGGCCGAAAGACGGCGAGCGCGGATCGGATCGTCTGGTCGAATATAAGCAGCGTTCGACAGAGGCGTGGAATGAGGCGATAGGCTTGTATACCGGCGATCTGCGCATGACGACGCACTGGGACTGGAGTACGGGCGGGAACGTCTGGATAAAGCAATTCGATTGCTTGCCGATGACTATCCTCGCCGTCGCTCCTGATGTGACCCTTGGCCGCTGATATCAAAATAACCCGCGCCCGGCGCTCGCATATCTGCTCCATAGCCAGACGGATGCGGCAGGCTGACCGCGACGAGGTGATGGCGTCATCCGGTTCGTCACCGCGTGAGGCGCTTGAGTTCTCGCTCGCGAAATCTTCCGAAGCCTACACGGTGATGATCGGTGGGCGGCCTGAAGTGATGTTCGGTGTAGGCGATCTCAATATCCTCGCTGGGGTCGGCGCGCCATGGTTGCTCGGGACCGATGCCGTCGAAGACCATGCGCGTGAGTTCCTTCGCGGTTCCATTGAATGGAGAAACCAACTGTTGTCGCGCTATCCGACATTGAGGAACTTTGTTGATGCGCGGAACACGGCGTCTGTGCGGTGGCTGCGATGGCTGGGTTTCAAGCTGTTCGATCCTGTCGAAATGGGCGGTCATGAATTTCATCTGTTCGAATTGAGGTCTGCCGATGTGTGAACTGGCAACGATCCTGACAATCGGCTCAACGCTGATGGGCGCGGCCGGTCAGATGCAGCAGGCCAGCGCCACGGCGTCGGCAGCGAAGTACAACCAACAGGTTGCGGAGATGAACGCCACGCTGTCCGACAGGAAGGCGAAAGACGCACTCGAGCGCGGCGCGACGGAAGAACAGCGCAAGCGGCAGGAAGTGCAGCAAATCCTTGGCAAACAGCAAGCGGGCATGGCGGCGAACGGCGTCGATCTGACGTTCGGATCGCCGCTCGATACCATCGTGGACACGTCTGTCCTGGGCGAGCTTGACGCGTTGACGATCCGCACGAACACGGCGCGCGAAAATTACGATTACCGGGTTCAGGCCGTAAACCAGCGGGCGGGGGCGACGATGGAAGGCATGAAGGCGAAGTCGGCGCTGCAAGGCGGGTATCTGGCTGCGGCCGGGACTGTGCTGGGCGGCGCTGGCAAGGCTTATAGCTCGTATAAGGGAGTGAAATAATTGGTCACGGTCCCGGTATACCAATCTGATCAGCGGCTCCGTCCGATATTTCAGCAGGGCGTCGATGTGCGGGCAACGCCGGATGCGTTCGGCGCGGCCATCGGGCAGGGCATGCAGAACCTCGGCGCTGGCGGGATGCAGCTTGCGGACAGCATCAAGCAGGTTGCTGACCTCAAGGACACGTTGACTGCCAAGGATAATCTGACCGCGTTTGAGCGCGAGAAGATGGAGCTTGATTACGGCCAGAACGGGTTTATGACGACGCAGGGAAAGAACGCGGTCGATGGCCGCGCGGCTTACAATGCGTCCCTTGAAGAATTGCGGAAAAAATACGCGCCACAATCAGCGGGGGCCGCGCGCAAATACGATGACGCCTCGACTGCGTCCGTCACGCAGGGCATGCGCTCGGGCATCATTCATTCTGCGCAGGGTCAAAAGGAATGGGCTGCGTCATCGTCCACGGCCCGCATCGAACTGTTCAAGGATCAGGCTCTCGCTGGTTACGATAAGCCGGATGAGATCAAAAAATCCCTAGCCCTTGGCGGTGCTGAAATCGACGCGCAAGCCGGGTTGATGGGCTGGGGCGCTGATGTCGTTGAATACAAGAAAAAGGAATTTTCGTCGTCTGTCCATTCGAACGTCGCGCTCGCGATGGCGTCGAAGCCGAACGGCGCACGCTCGGCGCTCACGTATATCCAGCAGAACGCGGCGTCGATGGACCCGAAAGTCAAGTTGGACATCGAGAACAAGCTCAAGCCGTTCGCTGCCGATGAGGAAGGTTTGTCCGTCGTCAATGAGATTATGACGAAGGGGCGCAAGGTTTCCGATCTGCCGGGTGACATTGTTGGCGAGGCGGCTGGCGTCACCCCAGAGCGTCCGGCATCTGGCGGCGGTCCGACGCGCTCGAAAGCATTCCTCGCCTCACGCTCCGTCCACAAGGATCGCCCCGGCGACACCACCAACCTCGACAACTCGTTCGCGGACAATCTGGCGGCGCTGATCCAAGACGCGCCAGCCGGTATTCGCGAGGGCTTGGGGTTGAGTTCAGGATACCGTTCAAACGAACGGCAAAAGGAATTGTTCGCGAATAGTGACGGGTCCGGCAAGATGGTAGCGTTCCCGGCTGGGATGACAAAGCCTGACGGCAGTGTCGCACGCGGATCGAACCATCTGCGCGGTCGCGCTGTCGATCTTTCGTACAACGGCCAACGCCTTGACAGAGCGCCTCCCGAAGTCCGTGAATGGGTTCACGCCAATGCCGGTAAATTCGGCCTGCGTTTCCCTATGTCGTGGGAACCTTGGCACATTGAGCCGAACCGGTCCGGATCGGGTAGTGGCTCCACCGTCACCCCGGCCCGCGATGGCGTTGCGGCTCGCACGGTCATGCCGTCTTACGGTGAGGCCATGGAGCGTATTAACCAGATCACCGATCCGACTGTCCGGTCCTCGGCCATCAAGCAGTTGAACCAGCAATACGAAATGCGGTCCAAGGCCGAAAGCGCAAACGCCGACAGCGCCAAGACGCAAATCTGGACGGCTATGCTCCAGAACACGCCGATGTCAGCGATCCCGTTGGAACTCAAGACCGCGGCCGGTCGCGAGGCGGTCGAAGGTTTCATGTCGTATGAGGCCAAGGCTGGAGACGTGAAAACGAACCCGAACGCCTATGCCTCTTTGAACGAACTCGCGGCAAGAAGCCCGGTAGAGTTTTCGAAGATCGACCTGACCGCGCCGGAAGTGATCAACAACTTCTCTCGCGCCGACTGGAAGTCTCTGTCGGACAAGAAAGCCGCCATCCTTGGCGATGAGCGCAAGGCTGTGGAAACTGGCGCGGTTTATGAGCAGGCATACAAAGTCGCTGAAGAGGTCTACAGCGCGGCCGGGATTATCACTGGAAACAGCACGAAAGCGCAGTCGGAAGATAACCGGATGCGCGAAATGCGGCTGCGCGATGCGATGCGGCTTGAGACACAGCAGTTCATGGAGGCGACAAGCCCATTTCCTCAGCCGACGCGAACAGCGGGTGTTCCATCGAAAGGTCGCGTTTCGCCGCCGTGATTTCCTCATCGGTAGCGAGCATCCGGTCAAACACGCCGCGAATGTCGTCATTGATGTTGACGTTCAGCCCGGCGATCTTGCGGTAAACAGAGACCAGCCATGCGGAGAACTTCGCGAACACACCGCGCATCTCGACGGACGGCGACTTGCCTTCAAAAAGATATACCTCGAACCCGCGCGCAAACTGTTCCTGCATGCCGATATCGATAGCGCCATCCTTCAGCAGATCGCCAGTCGTGCCGTTGTCCAGTGCGGCGATCACATCCTCTGCCGTCACAGCCACATCAGGCATGATGCGCATTGCGTCTTTCGCAACACTACCGGCGTTCTCACGCCACCACGCTTTTGCCGCGTCCATATCCTCGACGGAGTGCTGTACACCACGCGCCGCATCCGCCTGGATCGCAGTCATGAAGTAATGGCCGAACTCATGCAGCACGGTCGAGAGGTTGCCCGTCTCGAACACGCGGATGACCGTATCGCCCTTGCCTATGCCGGCAGTCGGGAACGCGATGGAGCCGCGTGGGCCGTTGCTGGCGTCTTGAAAATATTGTCGGATGCGCGGCGGGATGCCCATCGCGCCATATCCGATGCGCTCATCAAGGATGAAATCGGAGAACGCCGACATATCGTCTTGAGCAATCGATATCCGCTTGCCGTCATATTCAAACGACGGAACGCGCTCCGTAAGCTCTTGCCATTCGCCCTTATTGTTTTTGATGCTGTCGAAATATTTGATCTCTGTTTTGGTCAGGTCTAGATAGGCAGACTTGCCGTCATCGGCCCAGACGAGCTTTTCCGGGCGTGGTTTGCTTCCGTCTTGGAACAACAATAGCCCCTGCCCATACTTCCGCCCCTCGCCCTCCTGATCAGCCTCAATCGCCGCCCTAATCGTCGCGTCGTCATCGGTCAGCGACACGCCGAGGCTATCGAGATAGTCCTCGATCTCATTCAGATAATCGGCTTTGGCAGTTTCCGCGTCACCCGCAGAGGCTGGGCGCGGTCCGTCGCGCAACTCGTTGTCGATTTCATCCCACAGGGCTTGCGTGATGTCGGGAACCTGCCGCCCCTCCTCCATCGCCGCGCGGTATTCCTGCGCAATCGGATGGTCCATCAGAAACCCGCTTTCGATGGCAGCTTGCGCCACGTCATCGACGCCGAACCGTTTGCCACTGTCACCACCGAACATGGATTTCATGCCGTCTTTCAGCGAGGACCGGCGCAGTCGCAGCGTCTTCTTGCCCTTGCCGCGCTTTATCACCTCAGCGTCACGGGCGCGCAGTTCGCCGCGATCATTGGCGATGCCGCCATAATCCGAAATGAACTCCAACAGCGACGGTGCCAGTTTCGGCGCGACCTCTTTCCGCCCTCGCGCCTCAGCCAGCGTCCGCGACAACGCATCAACATTCTTCGGCTGCATGCCTTCCGGCACCGCACCACGGAATTGCGGCAACGGATACCGGGCGAGATATTCCTCTGGCGAAATACCCTCGCGCGCCGCCTGCGTCCGGTAAAACGATTGCGGCAAGGAAGCGAGCGCCGTCGCCACATCCGTCGATTGCCCGCCCAGCCGCAGCCGATGGACCATTTCGTCATAGATACGCTCATCGACCGGGCGCAGCATTTCGGCCTCAACGCGAGCGTTCTCGGCTTCCTCCCATGCCTCATCCATCAGATCGTTTTTCGTAAGCTCAAACTCTTGAGCCTCCGTCATCGACATTCCATCAGGGTCGAACCGGCCATTGTCCTTAAAAAACTGGTCATGCTCAGACCCGGCGATCCGGCCCGCGAACGTCGATGTCGGGATTTTCAGATCGCCGCTTTCGAGCGCCGCGTCGAGATCGTCTTTCGACAGGCCGATATCGTCCATCAGTTCGAACGGATCGACGCCCACGCCCTGGAAATACTCAACGAATTTATCAGCCGGGACATAGATGTTCTCGACAGGCTGATCTCCCGTCGCAACTTTGACGTATCCCTCGAATGTCTCAGGAGACCGCTCTCGCAGCACTGAGGCTTGCGCGTTCTGGCTGATATTCTCCAACGTCTCGCCCGTAGCGGGGGCTTGTGACGCGGCCGTCTGCCCACGGCGCATGCGCCCAGGCAGAGCCGCATTCACCGCGATCCGGCCAGCGTCAACCAGCGCCCCAACGAACCCGCCTGTTGCGAAGCTACTCGCCACGTCCGCGAACAAGCTCTTGTCTGGCGCATACAGTGACCGGGCAATCTGGTTCTGCAACATTTCTTGAACGGCTTCCTGCCCGCCCTCGACAAGCGCCTGCTTGCCGATAGACCGGAAGAAATGCGCCATCCCGGCTTTCAGTACCGGGTTCGCGAGGATGCGCTCGACAGGGATAGCATCTGACATGCCCGGAATGATGCCCCACACGGCGGCGAGCGTTTGAGTGTCCTCATCCTGCCCGGCCTTGCGCGCCCGCGACGTAGCCTCACCAGCGCCGCCCGCAGCGCCGAATGCCGTTGCGCCGACCGGTCCAGTCGCCAGCCCCACGCCGATGATCGACAGCAGCGATCCGAGGCCGCTACCGACCGACCGGCCGAAACTGTCCTCCATACCCTTTTCCGCCGGGAGCATCCCAGCCGCATAGTCCTGAACCGCCTTGCCAGACTGTTGTAGCGCGACAGACGCCTCTTTCAGACCGGCAAGCGGACCGAGCGCCTGGATTGCGTCTTCCGGCTTCAGCGACCCGTCCAACACGTCGGATAGGATCGATTGAGCGAAGGCCGGGTTCATGCCGCCCTGCTTGAAAATCTCTTGCCGCATCGCCGCGATTTCCTCGGGCGTCTTCGACTGAGCTTGGGCAATGCGCGTCCGAAGATCGATGGTCTCTCCACCGTCATCCGGCGTCATCAACTGCCCGACCCCCTCAAGCGCCGTCCCGACTGGCGTGACGACGCCGCCCGGAATGGCTTTCCCGGCTTCCTTGAACTGCTTAGGAAGAACCTCCCACCACGACATTTCCTCAATCGTGTCGGAGGCGATCCGGTAATTCTCATCTTTTAGCAGAAACCCGGCCAGCTTCGGCGCGCCGCCCAAGACGGTTTCGTTCCGCTTCTCAAGCACCTTTTGCGCGAACGATTTGTAATTCACGTCCACGACTTGAGGCGGCAGTCCGAGACCACGCGCCAAGGTGAAAGCCTTCGCCGTGTCATCTGGAGATTTTGGCAATGGTTGAGACGACAGGAACGACGCCTGCTTAACGGTCGCGTCTTGTTGACTGGCGTTCTGTTGAGCAAGGTACTCTTCTGGCGTCATTATCTGGTTCCAACGATATCCATTGCAATCTTGCCCCACTCCTGCGCGATTTCTTCTTTCGTCGGAGCGCGGCCCGTTCGTTGTGTGAGCGCAACGGTTATCGTGGAAACCCACTCAGCCGGAATTGTCTTGAACTCAGGGGCAACGCGGATTTCAGCCCCGCCCGGCGCAGATTGCCGGTCAAAAAGCGGCCCGGTCCAGACATCATCAAGGCCGTCGCTATCGA